CAGCAGATATAAATGCTTTAATTACTGGAAATCAGTTTTTATTTAGAGTTACTGGTGGAACAGATCCTCTGTTAAATAACAGAGCAGGTACAGGAAAATTCTCGTACGCTACAACTTTAGGGCCTTGGGGCACAGACGTAGACCCTACATTGGCTTACACCTTGTCCCTTGACAACGATAACAATGGTACTTATGACGAAGCCTTAAACTACACCAATGACGCACAAGGCCGTTGTACTCACTCTAGCGGTGTTTTCCAATGGTACTCCGATCACAACTACACAAACTCAGCAATTTGTTGGGGGTTCTACCCATCCTGGATGGGAACTAACCTTCACTGGATGGGCGGAGCCGGTAAGTACTCTGGCGGAGAACTTTATTGGGGAAGTTCTACGTATTCGGGGTCTAATGCGACGGCAGCCTCATTATTTGTTAAATAATGGAAGACTGGGAAGTTTCAAAAGAAGAGGCAAGCAGACGTTTGGCTATATGCTTAGACTGCCCAAATTTAATTTCAACTTTAATTGAAAACAACGTATGCACACTGTGCGGGTGTTATATGAACTCAAAAACACGAGTAAAATACTCCACTTGCCCAGAAAACAAATGGTAGTATTACAAGAAAAAGGAGCAATACATGACACACATTGACGCACTAGTCAACAATGAAAGCAAGCGCTCAATCATTGGAGCACGAGTAGCAAAGCTAGCTCAAGAGGGCTATCAGATTGTTCTCAATCTTAAGTTTGCGCAGCAGCAGGGCAAGGAAGAAGACATTAAGAAGTTTGAAGAGGCTGTTGCAGCTATTGAGTCTTCACTTGAGTTCCACATGGCTGAGCTTGCCCTTCTAAAAGAAGAAGAGCCCTCTACAATAGAGGAATGAGAGCCTACACACCTGGCGGTCGGTTTGACGCCGACTTTGAGACCACCGACATCCTTGCAGGTGTCGATTCCGATCTTAAGAACCCCGTAGGTACTTCCGCGCTTTGGTACATCTACGACCCAACCACTACTGTCTTGGACCCTATCTATGATGTGGGTCAAAACATCACGAGCACTCTTGGCGGTAAGCGTTGGACAGGCCCATTTACTATCCCAGTAGTACGGGCGGTTATTAAGCAGGGCGAGGCTAAAACTTCAGCTGTTGGTTACTACAACGCTGATATGCTTCACTTAACCTTCAATATTGAAGATGTACAGAGTATTGCTCCTAACATTGTTGCTAACCCTGACCTTCAAAACCGCGGCCGTATTGTATGGAAAAACCAGGTATATAGGCCATACGCAGTCCAACAGCGCGGTATAGTTTCTGAAAGATTTACAATTCTGTCTGTTGACTGTATTCAGGTTATGCCTGAAGAAATGGTCAATGACCCTCAGTTCCAGACCTACGCCTCTTAAGGAGAAACAATGGCAATCGTTCACACCGCAACTACGGTTGGAACAACCGCAACTATTATCGCTGAAATTCCTGCGGGGAACCCGCTTACAGCAGTGCTAGTGTTCAACGATGATAACAACCCTATCTTTTTAGGAGATGCGACCACTGCAACTTCTGGGGCTGATACTGGACTTAAGTTAGCTAAATCAACAACATCTTCTCAAATTTGGCTAAACGCTGGAGATAAGCTCTATGCTATCTCTGCCGCTGGAACGGCTGCTAATGCAGTTGTTACTCTATTCTCTAAGGTGATTTAATAATGGCTAAAGATACTAACCCTTGTTGGGATGGCTACATTCAAGTAGGCATGAAGATGAAGGGTGGCAAGAAAGTTCCAAACTGCGTACCTGAAGGCTCTGGTAAGAAGAAGGTCGCAAAACCTACTACAAAGAAGGCTGGTAAAAAATAATGTGTGCAGCATGTGGATGCGGTAAGAAAAAGGGCGAGCCAGGTTTTGGCAAGGGCCCAAAGAAGACTGCTAAGAAGGCAGCTTCTAAAGGAATGTCACCAAAGCAGAAGAAGCTTGATGTTGACAAAGACGGCAAGCTAGAAGGCTCTGATTTCGCTGCCCTACGTAAGAAGAAGAAGTAATGTGCGCGACCTGCGGCTGTGGAGCTCCAAAGAACAAGCACGGGATGAAGACCCTGCAAGCAGCGAACAAGAAGTTTGCTGCCAAAAAGGCTGCGCCTGCAAAGGGTAGTAAGCCCTCTATGAACAGAAAAAAGGGCATGTAATGGCACACGATGACAGCAAGTGGACCAAAGGCATGACCCCAGCTCAAAAAAACAAGTTTGAAACCGAAGACAAAAAGAACGACTCTAAACTAGCTAACAAAATTAAAGACGGCTATATGTCTACTGCTAAAACAGTTAGAAGTAAAGAAAAGGACGTTGCCTCTAAAGCCAAAGAAAAGCCAGCTGCTAAAAAAGCTGAAACTAAAAAGAAGCCAAAAAAGAAGTAAGGTTAAGGCCCCGCGAGGGGCCTTTTTCTTTATACTTAGATTGACCTCATGCGGGGGTCAAGCTTTACCTTGCGAAGTGCGTTGCCTAGTCTTAGGAGACTTGCCATGTCTAATATAGACAAACCAGATGAAGTGGCGTTTGCTAGAGCCATTGCAGATAACCTGCCATCGCAAGATGATAAGCTTAAATTAATTCTGGGTCTTGGCGCAGCGTACGCTCTAGGTAAAGTAATTAAGCATGTACCAAGACGATAAGAACGTAGAAACCGCGGCCTCAGATGCCGCATTCAATTTAATCCCTCAATTAGAATCTCTCCTTGCCGTAGCTGCTGATGCAGCTGGCTGGCCTGATGATGTAATTGCACAGCTGTCTGTTTCATATGATGACGGCAAACTAACTTTGGTATACCCAGAATCAATTGCACAGCAGGTTGACGACCTTGAATATGGGGCAGAGGGGCAACCGCCTCGGGCTCTTATTCGTAACTTTACACGTAGGTCTGACGAAGCTATTAGAAAAGTTCTTGCTAATAACACCCTTGATCTTCTATTAGAGATGCAGGAGGTATTCTAATGGGAAACCCATTTATCATTGCAGAAGACCTAGCTCTTAAAACACACCTCGCCGGGCTAACCGTGTCTGATGAGAAGAACGCAGCGCGCCCAGTAAAAATCTGGTTTGGGTACCCTGATGTTGAAGTACGGGCACAGGAGTTCCCATTCATAACAATTGACTTGATTGACATTGTCCCTGCAAACGACCGTCAGCACTCTGGCGTTATGTACGACATTGACAACAATGGAACGCGCACACCTGATGACTTCATGTACAAATACGACATCCCTGTTGCCTATGACCTTATCTATCAGGTGACTTCTTACGCCAGACACCCACGGCACGACAGAGCTTTAATGTTTCAGCTCTTAAATAAGTTTCCATCAAAGTTCGGAAAGCTAGCGGTACCTAATCAATTAGGCACAGAAACTGGCTATCGATCTATGTTCCTTGATGGATTTGTAAAACGAGACGCAGTTGAAGGCGAAACTGGAAACCGCCGTCTCTTGAGAAACGCACTTTCTGTACGAGTTGTAAGTGAAATGTCACCAACTTTGGTGAACGCACGTACAACAGTAAGCGAAGTGTTCGTGGATACAGATCCGACTCCCCCTTCTCAATACCAATCGGTCTAATACATGGTGCCTACGAAAAAACTTAAGGAGATAATTTAATGTCATTTCAACGCCCTGGGGTGTACGTCCAAGAGACGCTTAACCCTGTTCAGTCTGTAGTTGGTCCCAACTCAGACTCATATGGTGCTTTCATTGGACCTAACGACCGTGGTCCAGTTAGCACACCAACACTTGTTACATCTTGGAGTCAATATGTAACTCTATTTGGTCAGTGGAACACCACAGCTTCTAACGACCTTCCAATTGCTGTTTACATGTTCTTTGCAAACGGCGGAAGCGCTTGCTACGTAGTTCGTGTAACATCCGGTAGCCCAGTTGCGGCACTACGTAACCTTAACGACCGTGCAGGAACGCCTCTTGCAACACTACGACTAAGCGCTAAAAACGTTGGAACTTGGGGTAACGAACTTAACGTATCGGTCTCAGATTCAACAACTACTGGTCTATTTGATATTACAATTTACGAAGGCGGATCTACATCCGCAGAGATTGTTGAAAGATTTACAGATCTTTCAATGGTTTCAACTAACACACGTTACGCGCCAAATGTAATTAACAACAGCTCAAACTATGTTGTAGCTCTAGATTTAGCATCAGCAACAACGGGAACTAATAAGAACCCAGCAGTTATAACTAATCAGTCTCTATCTACA